TTTTGTAACCATAGCGGCGAAGCCGTCCCCAAGGCCGGTAGAAGAACGCCATCCCAGTAGATGGTAAGCAGGATCAGCACACTTGCAGAAGATTTCATGAGCGGCTCTGACAGAGCGCCTGAAAAGTGCTTCTTGCTTCTTATAAGTCTCCCAGGAACCGTTAGTATTACTCACAATCGGCATAGTTTCAGAGTCTTGCCCGGTGCTCAGCTTCCACTGCCCGAATTGCCCCTTGACTCCGGTTGCTGCGCGAACCTCCGGCACCCGCCCAGTGGAAGAGCGGCGCTTCGCTTTTCGCTCTCCGCTGGCACAGTAAACTCAGCCATTCGTCTCCTGCTCTGTTTATATAGGCATTGTGATGTCATAATATGCAAATGAGGTGTAAAGTTAAACTGACCAATGGGGGTGCAGGGGGGCGGAGCCCCCCGCTTCGGGGGGGGGTGCGGGGGGGGCGGTAGCCCCGCCCCGCTGCAGTCTTCAAACAGGTCCGCCGAGGAACCGTTGGTTTTCAAATTTGTCGCTCCCGCCATACGGCGGTCGCTCCAAATTTGGCATACTATCCCCTGATGCCCGCCATTTTGTGATTAGGGTTAGGCACCCGCTCCTGTGATTAGGGTAAGGGTTAGTTTTAGGGTTAGTTTTTAGAGTTAGGGGACCCTAATCACAGGACCCCCGCACAGCCCACCGCCCCAAAAATAAAAACCCAGAACAGTGTCATTGAAACTCATATGTTTATTCAAACTCAAATGCACACATCAAACCCAGGCTGCGGAAGCTTTATTGGAGACAGGTCCCAGCATTCGCTGGAGTCACTGTCTGTGCTAGGAGCAAACAAATCATTTATATCACCCAAGCTGCTAAATTCTGTGTCACTGCTCTTTGGAGGAGTTAAATTGAAACGGATCTCTGGGAGCTCCCAGAAGGGCCTGCCATCATAGGTCTTTTTAAACCAACTGTCATCAGTCCTCGGAGGAGCTGCTCCAGTCGCTTTCGCTTTCTTCGCTGGTGTCGTCTCCGATCCATCTCCTCCGTCTCTGTTTCCGACCCCGTCTCGGAGCTGCTGTACTCTTCTTGCGCGCTCTCTTCTGATGATGGCTCTTGCCTTTTTTCTGCGGACCATACTGCTGGTCGGAGACATCCCAAGGTCCCAACACTTCTTGATCCTGTTGAGACAGCAGGTTTAGTAATTCTTCTAAAGGCTCGTGGATTAATGATGCCTGCTGAATCGAGTTCCTCTGGGTGCAGTACCTCATCCCCGACGGTTGTTGGGTCTCTAAGGTCGGCTCTAAGGCTGTTCCCCCATCTGATTGTAGACTGGAGGAGAGGTTGAGGTGGACCCCCGTCTGCTGGCTGGACTGGTGGCAGATGAGTTCCTGGTGTTCCTCCCCACTGAAAGTGAAATTTATATTTCATTGAGAGGTTCACACCGTGAGTTTCATTACCAATACTTTTCATACACCAAGGCCCTTGTGCTGCTATTTGTGCCACAGTTGAAAATTTCATGTAAAATTGGTTGTCTTTAAATTGAGGAAATCCTCCATCAGCTCCCCTCCATGCAGGTGAATTTATAGTTTTAACAAATAAAAATTTACCTTTGTCCCCTTGTGAAGGAGCAGGCATATGCACATCTTTTTGCATGAGGTAGAATGTTGCAGATCTTCCAAAGCCATACATGTAAAATGGTACAAGTAGCTTTTGGAACTCTGCTTGTACTGGCCAAAAATTTGATGAACTTTCATCAGGTCCATCTCCATTTCTGTTCCATTTTATTTCATGTAAGCAGATCCACACATCTGTGCCATCATCTAGCAAAGGAAAATACCAAATGTCTTTTTCTCCGGCAGCTGTGGAAGTTGTGGAAATGGCCCACACTTTCACATGTATGCCCTGAGTCTCACTGTTTGGAAATCCAGTCCATGGATTCTCTATGTCACATAGGCTGACCCGCCATTTTAGGAGCGGTTGTTTCGCCCATTTTGCAAATGAGTGCCATGTGCCAGTCATCTGAGATGGCGGCTTGATCCTGAGCTTAACAGGTTTAACCTTCATCCCATGCATCCGGTGCACAATTACATGGTGCTTTGACAGCAGTAATTGGCTTGGATGGCAGACTGTGAGTGGTTCACTGTCCTCTGCTAGTTCCTCTGTGCTATACCAAAAGATGTAGGTATAGTACATGCAAGGATACAGAGTTATGGTCACTCCATAGTATCTGAACAGGTTGAAGCCTTGGTTGCTAGAACTCCATCGGGCTCTCCAGTATCTCTCTTCCCAAAAGAGATCAAGAAGTGAAATTAGAGAGCTGTGCACTCCTCCGCCCATCCAGTTCAATATTGCTTTGTTCGCAGGGTATGTGAAGTCCATTATTCCCTTCTGCCCACCTAGGCAGTAGAGCAAAGGACAGAACCCACGAATAGTACATTTTTTTCTGTTGATCGGATTCCATTGCATGACAGGTACATGCCTGGTTTTCCTTCTCAACATTCTCCCGCGCCTCCGTCTCCTTACCCGGTAGCGGCGTGCTGGCCATCTCCGC